TGTAATGGATGTCGCTCCTTTCCCAAACAGCGTCAACGCTCCAGTGCCAACTGTTGTAGATAACAAAATACACGACAGCTATCGCATAAACCAAGTATCCAACATACGAACCACAAAGGTGGCAGCAACGACAAAGTACAGTGAGTTTGTGTATGAGTACCGTAGTGGCGAGGTTCTTACTACAACCTTAAAAGTATCTGGGCAAAGCCTGCTGGACATTAGCGCATGACCATGATGATCTTTGTATTGATACTGGTTGAAAGAGGCCAGCCAACTGGAGAAGAGTTTTATTTTCAAGAACTTACGTCCTGCCTTGAATACTCAGACGCATTAAATAACCAATCAATTGGCTTTCAAAATGGCGGTAGAAATAGGTTCTTTGAGTCATACTGCCGTGTTCGTCAGATCAATGTCGCTGATGCTGGGACTAAGATATTATTTAGAGACCCGAAGAAGTCGGAAGATTGATGACGGATGAGCAGCGAGTTTTTTTACGTTGCGCCCGTTGCAAGAAAAAAGGAGGCGTCATGGACTTCGTGCATTTAAAAGTAAAACTACTTTGTCCAAAGTGCTTTGCTAGATACAGTGGGTGGGCATGAGTATTTTAAGCTCCCTCATAGGCCCGGCAACGTCATTGCTCGACAAGGTTATTGAAGACAAAGACGAAAAGAATCGTATCGCTTTTGAGTTGAGTACGCTTGCAGAGCGCCATGCCACGGAACTTGCCAAGGGCCAAATGGAGATCAACAAGGTCGAGGCTGCTCATAAATCTTTATTTGTAGCTGGATGGCGACCAAGTATCGGCTGGTGCTGTAGTCTGGGCCTCCTGTATCATGTATTGATTGCACCCATCGCAGGCATATGGGTAGAGGTTCCAGAGATAGATCCATCGCTGTTAATGACTACTATGACTGGGATGCTCGGTTTAGGCGCTATGAGAAGCTACGAGAAGACCAGAGGCGTGAGCAGGGAGAAATAAATGTCAAATCAATTGATTGATATGTTGAAACGGCACGAGGGTGTGCGTTCTAAGGTTTACATGTGCTCTGCTGGTTATGAAACCATAGGAGTTGGACGCAATATCGCTGAATCTGGTCTTGGGCTGTCTGATGATGAGATAGAATACCTTTTGAACAACGACGTTAGCCGTGTGCGTGAAGAACTAGAAGACACTTACTTTTGGTTTGCAGCACTTAACGAAGCCCGTCAGGACGCTATGATCGACATATGCTTTAACCTTGGTATTACAAGACTACGCGGCTTTGTTAAAGCTGTTGAAGCCATGTCCCGCGAGCAGTTTGATATTGCTGCCGATGAATTTATGGACAGCCGTTGGAGCCAACAGGTGGGCAATCGTGCCGTAGAAGTCACTGAGATGATACGAACTGGGGAGTACCAGTAATGCCGCTACAAAAAATGGTATTTAAGCCGGGAGTAGACCGAGAAAACACCCGCTATACAAGCGAGGGCGGTTGGTACGAATGCGATAAGATAAGATTTCGTTCTGGTATGCCAGAAAAATTAGGTGGGTGGAATCGTATATCTACTAACTCTTTTTTGGGTATATGCCGATCTTTGTTTTCTTGGGTCACGTTAGGCAGTCAAAAGCTGCTTGGTGTAGGCACTAATCTAAAGTTCTACATAGAACAGGGTGGAACGTATTACGACATTACCCCTATACGTGCGTCTGTATCGCTTACCAACCCTTTTACAACTGTAGATGGGTCTACCACAGTCACAGTCACAGACGCTAACGGCGGCTATATAGACGATGATTTTGTTACGTTTAGTGGAGCATCTGCGGTAGGCGGGTTGACTCTAAATGGTGAGTTTCAGATAACGTATTTAACAGGAAATACATACACCATAACCGCTAGTTCTGCCGCAAACGCTTCAGCTACAGGCGGTGGTTCCGTGACTGCGGCCTATCAAATAAATACCGGCCCCGCTGTTGCAGAAACTTTAGTTGGTTGGGGCGCTGCTGGTTGGGGTCTCGGTACATGGAGTGTGGGCGTAACATCTACTGACGCACTTCGTTTATGGACTCAATCTAATTTTGGCGAAGATCTTATATTTGCAGCGCGTGGGGGCAGCTTGTTTTTCTGGGATGCTACGGATGCGTTAACAACTCGTGGTGTGTTGCTCTCTAGTGAAACCAATGCGTCTAATGTTCCCGTAAAAGTAAACACTTTGCTCGTGTCAGATAATAGGTTTGTATTTTGCTTTGGTACGAATGTGCTTGGTAGTACAGACATAGACCCAATGCTATTACGTTGGTCAGACCAAGAAAATGCGATTAACTGGACGCCATCTTCTACTAACCAAGCAGGTGATCTTAGGTTATCTAAAGGTTCTGAAATAGTAACGGCCCTACAAGGCAGGCAAGAAATACTTGTTTGGACTGATTCGGCGCTATATGCCCTACAATATGTTGGTGCCCCTGCAGTTTGGGGGTCACAGACAGTAGGTGAAAATCTATCTATCGCTTCTACAAACGCTGTAGCATATGCAAATGGCGTAGCATATTGGATGGGTGTAGGCGGGTTCTACCGATACGATGGTAGGGTGCAGACATTACCCTGCACAGTTAAACGATACATATTTACTGACTTCAACACAGAACAGTACGATCAGGTGTTTGCAGGCACTAATGAAGCATTTAGCGAAGTATGGTGGTTCTATTGCCCATCTGGTTCTACAACTGCCAGTAGGTATGTTATATACAACTACGCACAAAACATTTGGTACTACGGTAATCTTAGTAGAACCGCGTGGATAGACTCTGGTATACGGGACTTCCCGTTAGCTGCAACCTACAATAATAACGTGGTCAATCATGAGGATGGTATAGACGACAACGAAACAGGCACTAATGCAGGTATTAGTTCGTTTATCACTTCAGCACAGTTTGACTTAGATGACGGACACAAGTTCGCGTTTATACAAAAAGTCTACCCAGATGTAACTTTTGATGGTTCTACAACAGAAAGCCCCAGCGCTACGCTATCTTTGTTTGCAGCACAAAACTCTGGATCTGGGCGTAACTCACCTGCTTCTGAGGGGGGCACAAACACAGGCTCCATAACTAGGACAGCTACCGCACCTATAGAGGCGTTTACTTCTAGGTTAGACTTGCGAGTACGAGGCAGACAGCTAGCGTTAAAGATAGAGTCTAGCGATGCTGGAGTAAAATGGCAGCTGGGATCACCACGTTTAGAGATGCGGCCTGACGGGAGACGGTAATGGCAGTAGATAGAACCAGTTACGGCATAGATTTTAGAGCGCCTGTTTTACCAGACCCGCCAAAGGAGTATGACGAAAGTGCGTTCAACCAGATAAACAACGCGTTGCGTCTTTATTTTAACCAACTTGATAAAAGCATACGCGATGCGTCTGTGTCACCCACTGCACAAGCCACTTCTTGGTTCCTTAGTTAGTTGTAGAAATGGCTAATACTTACGTTAATGCTAAAAAAGATTTAACGAGTACGGCGGCGACTACTCTTTATACCTGCGCGACAGCTACTACCGCTATTGTTAAATCTATACTTGTATCAGAAGACTCAGGTAACGCTGATACTATTACTGTAACTATTACTGATTCAGATTCGGCAGTGTTCAGTCTGTTCAAGGTTAAAGCTGTAGGCGCTAACGCCACAGTGGAACTGCTTACGGCACCGCTGGTGGTGCAGGAATCTGAAGTGTTAAAGGTCACAGCAGCTACGGCCAATAGGCTACACGTTGTTGCTAGTGTCTTAGAGGTTACGTAATGGCTCTCACTGCAGAAGACATACAGAAACAGCTAGAAGATTATTTTAATAGCGACGAGGGTAAAAGCTACCTTGACGATATTACAGCTAACATATCTGACGAATATACCGAGTCTGAAGGCGGCGGTTACGTTAGTTATGGTGATATTAGCTTAGAAGATTGGCAAGAACAAAACATTGTTACTAATGGTAACAACAATACCTCCTTATCTAATGACCAGCTTACGCAGATAAAAACTTTTGCTGCTATGCAGCCTAAGTACAACCCTATAAAAGTAGGTGGAGGTATGGGGAGCGAGGCGGGTTCATCATCAACAAGCGAAGCAGATAGAATAAGATCAGCAGAACTTAAAAAAACCCCCGGCCCTATATACACAAATTTTGCTGCCTACTCAAAAGCACTGCAAGACCATAACAAAAAGATAAAAACGTATGTAGAAGACAATAAAATACCCACTTCTATCACTACACCTGACGGGACGAAACTAGAGTTAAACTTAGGTTTAACCCCTGCTTATTATCAAGAACAGCGAGACGGTGGCAGGCTGCAGAATGTGCTGCACATGAACACTGACCAAGGGTATTACACGCAACTAGGTGGTGTAGGGCAGTATGGCTCTTATCACAGACCTACATTAAAACGGTCAACAAGTTTTGTCGAACACCTTAAAACTGCAGCCCCTTTCTTCGCAGCTTTTGTAGGTGTTGCCATATTGGGGCCAATGGCGGCTAAGTATGTTGGCTCAACCGGAATGGGGCAGTTTCTCTCCACGGCGAGTTCTAAAATAATAACGGCGGTAAAAAATGCTCCCGCCACCTTTGCAGGTATATTTGGTAAAGAAGGAGCAATAAACGCCACTTTTCAAAATTTGTTAGTCAGTGCTGGAGCTGATGCAGCAATTGCTGAAAAAGTAACTTTAAACCTATTAGGCTCCATAGCAGCCACCTCAAAAGGTATAAGTTACGCAGAACAGTATTTAGATGAAGAATCTAGGGCGGCTTTAGAAGCGGCAGCAGCGTCGGCTACAGGTGCTAATGGGTTACCCGGTGCAGGGACATATAGTGGCCCCGGTGCAGGGCCAAACGGTGAAGTTGACCCCAATGTTATATACAACTTCACTACTGGTGCCGCTGCTGGTGCTGATGCAACTGAAGATGAAGATGACGATGATGGCGGTGGTGCTACTGCGATTGTTAACGCTGCTGTTGCTGCGGTTACTACGCCAGATGAAGATGACGATGTTGTAACTGCTACTACCGCAGTGAATGAAGCAGAGACAGCATTAAACGATGCCACAAATACTGTAGCCACCGTAGTGAAAGAAGAAACTGCTAAAGCAGACGGTGTAAAGTCGTATGCTGATTATGTATGTAGTCGTTACGGGCCACGTAGTTTTTCTTGTAAAAGTGCAGGGAAAAGGGCAGATAAAGCCCAATTAGAGGCCCAAAACAAAATAAATCAGGCACGAACCAAAGAAAGTGCGGCAATAGCTGAGTACGAAGACAGAAAGAAGGCAGCAATAGGCGTTCAACGAGATGCAGAGGACGAGTATAAAAAAGCTGTAGCTCAAGCAAGAAGGGAAGCAGAGGAAGAGGCAAGGGCTGAAGCAAAAGCAGCGGCAGAAGCACGAGCAGCGGCAAAAGAAGCAGGTATATCAGAGGCACAAGATGGGTATTCTAGTGTTGCAGAGAGTGCTGGAACATATGACTACGACTCTCCTACAGTAACTACTTCAGATGCAGTAGAAGAGGTAGTAGAAGAAGTAACAGAAGAAGCAGAAGAAGCCGTTGAGACAGCAGAAGAACCGTCTGCAGAAGAGGTGCAAGAGGCTAAAGACCGAGCAGATCAAATAATAACGGACGCAGCCGAAGCTGCCGCTGAAGAAACAGAAGCACCAGATTATACCGAAGTAGAAGCCACTCCTGACGGCGCGGATGCATTACCCGCAGACGAGCAAGAGATTGAAGAGCAGGCAACTACTCCGCCTGTTGACGAAGAAATAAAAGAAGATATAGAGGAACCACCCAAGTACCCAGAAAAAGAAGAAGAAGTTGTAGAAGAAACTAAAACCGATGATGGAGGCGGTGGAAGCGGTGGAGGCGGTGCTGGTGAGGGCGCTGGTGCTGGGCAGGGGGGTGATACAGGGGCTGATGCTGAAGTAGGCACCACTACGACTGCAGAAACAGGAGAGGCTGGCGCTGCTGACACAAAAGAAGCTAAACCTCCTGTAACGGCTACAGAAGAACCTTATACGGGTGATGATTCCTATATGCCTGCGGATCAAGTTATA